ATTCCGCGTGCTGTCGCGCTGCTCGCGTTGGCATTATCGTCGTGCGCCGCGCAGGCTTGGACGTTCGAGACAGGCGCGGGCTTCACGCATTACAACACTGAGGACGGCCGCTGGATCCAGACTGGCGGCATCTACTCGAAGGCGGTCACGCCGCCTTCATGGTCGCTTGGCATCACGGGCGACGTGTGGGTTCGAGAAGCGTACGGCGTCGCGTTGCACCTTGATTATGTGTGGTTAGGCCGCACGTCGAGTTCGTGCTCATGCACGCCGATGGACGAGAATTACTCGACCGTGCGACATGTCGTGCTTCATCTATACGACGTGCCGAACGCGCAATTCAACGGCAGTGGAAACGTGCAAGGCATCGCAGCGACTGTCGAGCCATGGTTCAAGTATGACGGTTGGCGCGTCGCGGTCGAGGGCGGTGCGTTCGCGTTCCGTCCGTCGTGGAGTGAGCACATTACCGGGTGGCAAGTCGTCGGCTCGGGCGCCGCGCAGACACTCGACGTGTCGACGCCGCATAGCGTTAAAGTCGTGCCGGTGCTCGGCGCATCGATCGGGCGCGGCAACTGGTCAATTCGTTACAGGCATTACATGTTGAAACAAGCCAACGCGCGCTACGGCGCATATCCTCCGCTTTGGCAAGACGCGGACCAAATCGAATACGTGCTGAGGTATTGATCATGGCGACGCCTGACCAAATTCTGATTGAGCAGTTGCGCGCGGAGTTGCGCAACAAAGAGACACATCTGCACAATATGCTGGCAGCCGCGCAGCGCTATAAGACGAAACTCGAAGAGTTGCGGCAAGCTCTCAAGGCGGCATCGGACAATTCGTATTGACAAAATAGCGAAACTCTGTTAACTTTCGTACGCCTTACTAACCCCACAGGAGATTCACGAATGTCGTTCCTCGATTCCATCAAGCAATCCGCGCTCGACGTGCTGCACGCGACCGCCAATGCGCTGCACGCGCAGTTTGCATCGACGTTGGCCCAGGCCGGTCATCCCGTGACGGCTGACGACCACGTTGACACGCTCGTGCAGACCGCCGTGCAAGCTGCAGCCGCAACCGGCACGCCGCAAGCTGCCGGCGTCGCGCCGAACTATGCCGATCACGCGCTCGCATCGTTTTCGACGTCGATGACGGCCGCGTTGCTGCAATTCGCGCAGCAACACCTGCCGTCGAAGTTTCTTGGCATCGCACAAACCGCTTCGGACGTAGTGACGTCGGTCGCTTCGGGCTCGGCAACCGCCGCGAGCATCGAACACACGGTGCTCGAAGGCGCCGCAGCAGCCGCTAGCGCGCTGATCCCTGGCGCCGCGCCGATTGCCGCTATCGTAGCGCCGATGGTCGAAGCCGCTATCTCTGCGCCGGCCGAAACCGCGTCTGCAGCGGTCGCCGCGGTGACGGAGCAAGCCGCACCGGTCGTGGCCGCAGTTGCTGCGACTGCTACGGCAGCCGTCGAAGCGAAAGCCGAAGAGGCGCTTCCTGGCGCCGGCGCGCTGGTCGGTTCGCTGATTTCGGCAGTCGAGCAAGTCGTAATGCCGTCGACGACCGATGTCGTTCCGCCGACGAACACGCAAGGCATGTAATCCGCAAATCCTTCACGCTGTAACCTAAGAGCCTCGTGTCCCCGCGCGAGGCTCTTTCACTTTGGAGACTCACATGACCAGCACTACACCGATGAATCCGCTCTCAATTGGCGCATCTGGCCGCGCTGTAGCGTTCCTGCAGGCTCGGATAGGTGCACGTAGCGACGGCTCGTTCGGGCCGCTCACACAGGCCGCATTGAAGGCCGCCCAGGCACATTCACGCCTGCCCGCGACTGGCGTCTATGATGCGCTCACGAACAAGGTGTTCACGCAGCGCACCGCGGGCATCATCGATACGCTCGCGCTACAGCTTGGCGTCGAGCCTGCTGCGCTCGACGCACTGATCAAGGTCGAAACGGCCGGTGCAGGGTTCCTCGACGACGGCCGGCCGAAGATCTTGCTCGAACGGCATTACGTCTACCGGCTCGTGCCTGTGCAATTGCGATCGTCGATGCCGACCGACATCTGCAACGAAACACCAGGCGGATAGAGCGGCGGCCCTGCCGAGTGGGATCGCTTCGAGCGCGTAGCCGCGCTTGCCGGCGCGGACGTGGCTATCCAGTCTTGTTCGTGGGGACTAGGTCAGATCATGGGCGCAAACTTTCGCGCGTGCGGCTACCTGTCGACGACGCTTTACATGAACGACTGCGCAGCAACCGAGGACAAGCAACTCGCCGTGATGGTCGGGTTCCTGAAGGCAAGCCCGAAGTTGGTTGCCGGCCTGAAAGTGCGCGACTGGACGGCGGTAGCTGTTGGGTACAACGGGCCCGCGCAGAACGGCTATGACAGTCGGTTGGCGGCGGCCTATGCGGCGTCTAATTTGTCGAAGGCGCAGTAACCAGGACGGTCTGCGCGCAATCCGCACCGCGTTGCGCGCAGAGTCGGTTTGTGGTGTCGGCGAGGCGCACAAGCGCATCGTCGATGCGCTGGATGTGCGCCTTGTTGTCGTCGCGCACGGATCGCACTGCGCGCAATGCGGCGAATGACGCCGCAAGGTTAGCCAGCGTGAGAATCAGCAGGATGGTGACGGCGTTGCGGATGATGTGTTGGGCGTTCATGGTTGAGTGTCCTTGGTTTCCCCGACGATGCCCATTGTAGTTTTCTGTTCTGCGGGCGCGTTGTAACTCTTTGTTTCGTCTGAGGTTTCCTTCGGTTTTACTTGAGATTCCTTGACTTCTGGGAATCTTACACCTAAGCGCGATTCAATCAAGCGTTCAAGATAATCTATCGTGCGCGCCGCGCCCAACCACCCGGCAACGCCCACGAAAACGAACGTCAGGTCGTCCGAAACTCCGGTTGCGTGACAAAGTTTCGCCACGAGCAGTCCGACGAATCCCGCACCAAGCGCACCGAGTAGCGCCGTTTGCCAGGACGATGCCTCGCGCCGCATGAGTGCGCCGATCAGGCCACCAAAGATGGCGAGCCATACCTGGCCCGCACTTTCGTATAACTCATCAAATTTCATGATCGGTTACACATATTGGCCGCCAGTCGCGGTACTCCCGGCCGCGTTGCCCGGCAGATATGTTGCGCCGCCGCCATTCGTTGACAGTACCGCGTTCGTGCTTACGTTATAGCGCGAACCCGTCGCCGCGCCGCTGAACGTTGTGCCGGCCACATTGACCGTGGAGACGCTGGCCACAAAGACGTAAGCGGCAGAGAAAGCGGGCGTCCCTGTAAGCGTTACCGTGATACCCGATGCCGTCGCAACGCCTCCGCGAAAAGTCGTCAATAAATGTGCAGGAGAGCCGCCACTGATCGTGTAGTTACCCGAACCGAACACATTGCCGCCAGATACTGCACCGATGTGCGCCGCCCCACATGCAAGGAAATTTGTAGCCGTGAACTGAATTGTGGCACCGTTTCCTGCGAATATCGCAAAACCCTGCGAACCATCGCCAGACGAACCGGTAGCTGCCATCGAAATGGTATTGACGGCGAAAGCTGCACCATTATTCGCATTGAAACAAGTATTGCTCGTCACGCTCACGAACGTTGACGCACCAAGGAATGTCAACGAAGTAGCGCCTGTCGCACCGACCAAAGGTCCACTAGCAAATACGCCCGCGGCGTACGACCCCGCCGCTACATTCACGGTGACATTGAAGCCGTTTAGATCATATCCACTGAAAATCACGTTCCAAGCGCGTTGCAGTGTGAGGAAAGGCGATCCTACTGCAAGCCCGGAATTCGCGTCGTTTCCGGTAGTAGCAACGAACAGATTCAAATTCGCGGTGAGACGCGTACGAACCTGCACGAACGCCACTGCCTGATTGGGCAACGTCGCGGTTGCGACATTCTCTGAGGGCTGCACGATATTCGTGCCATCGCCGCTGACACGTGTCGGCGAGGCATTCTGCGGGATGGTGACGCCCGAGCCTGCTGCCGTTTTGACGATAGTGACGAAGGCGCCTGTCGTGTTGTTCGTGATCGTCCAGTTCTTGACCCACGTCGGAAGAATGACAGTTAGTGCCGAACCGAGTGTGCCCGCGATCGTGATGCCGTTCTTAGCGGCCTGCGCGGGCGTCGGCGTTACCGTGCCACCCGTCAAGCCCGTCAACGCGGTCGTGCCGTACTGGAATCCGGGTACCCAGTTCGTGCCGTTCGTGTCCGGATTGTTCTGATTGTTGTCGGCCGTGTTGATCCAGTTGCCGCGGAAGTCGGCGGACTGTAGCACGGCGCCATTCGGGTAGCCGTTGATTGCCGCGTTCGAGGCGAACACTGAGTCATACGGCCAACCGCCACCATTGAGCAACCACCAGGCGACGCGCGCAATCTGGTTCATCCCGCCATTGAAGTCTTCTCCTTGCGGCGGCACACCGCCGGATTCAGGCGGCTGCATCGTCAAGGGCGGAAACCCGAGCGTCTGCGACGCGCGGGTCGGATCGGCCGTCGTGACGGGAATCTCGACACGCGAAGAGTCGCCGTTCGCAAACGGCACGTACCACTTGAGCGGAATGGAAGATTGGGTTGTCATATCGTACTCGCGTATTTGATAGTCGGATTGTATCAGCGTGTCACTGATCCACGCGCACGTTGTAAAGCGACGCTGTCGGCGCCGTCATGCCGCCATTCGCCGAGCACACCGTTGCCGTAACTGTGTTCGTCGACGACACGTAGCCGCGCCAGAAGAAACCCGCACCCGGATATGTCTGCGGTGTGATGTTGACGTTCATCAGCGTAGTTGCGCCAGTAACGGTCACGTTCACCGTGGCGCACGCGCCGGTCGTGAGGTTCGAACCGCCCAAACTGGTCGTCACCGCCTTCAGCGGCGGCAGGATCGTAGCGCCTGCGACTGTGAGCGTACCGGCCACGACGAAATTAGGCGCCGCGCCAACCTCGGCCCACACGTCAGTGACACCATCCGTGTAGACAATCATGGAGGTGCTATTGGCCGAGCCTTGCGGCAGTACGACGCCCGTGCCGGTCGATCCACCTGCGCCATTCGACAGCTTCGCCGTGATCGTAAATGCGCCGGTCGTATTATTCACGAAGCCGAAACGACGTG